CTCGCCCTGGTAGTCGTAGATGTGCGGCGCCAGATCCTCGAAAATGACGCCGACGCGCCGGATCATCGCTTCGTAGGCATGCACGAAGTGATACGTGCCCTGCGCGCCGGCGGCGTCGATCTTGTCGAGCGCCGTGCCCGACTTTTCGTTGTGCTTTTGTGCCTGCGTGGGCAAAAAGTTCGACCCCATCGCGGCCTGAATCGCACGCCGATAGCCCTCCTTGACGACCTCGAGCGCCTGCAGATACTCGCCCTGCAGGTAGTCGAGCCGCTGCGGCGGCGGCAGCGCCTGCTCGCCCGTCTGCGCGGTTTTCATGAGGTAGAACAGCACGGACTTGGGCGTGTGGACCGACTCTTCCCACTCGGCCTGATGCCGCCCGAGTTGGCCCTCGACCGCCATGATCGGCGCCTTCGGGACCATCGAGAGCACCTCGAGCTCCTGGCTGCAGCAGTAGCAATAGGCTTTCCACGGATCGCGGCCGAAGCGCGTCATGCTTAGGATCTGCCGCTTGACCTGCCCGGCCTCCGGCACGTAGAGCACCTTGCCGTAGCAGGACACGATCGGGATATAGCGGCCGGGCCAGTCCTGTTCGTGCAGGATGTCGAGCCCGTCGGTGAGGTACATCTTGACGGTCTGGTCATCGACGGTGCGGAGCTCGCGCACGACCGTCCAGCCTTGCGGCCGGTAGGTCTTGGCGAACTCGTCGGCGAAGACGACGCGCTCCTGCGGCGGCGTCGGCCGCGGCGGCATCGGCGTCGGCCCAGACATCTGGCCGGGCATCGGCAGCCCGCCCCGCAGCATCGGCGGCCCGACGTTCAACGACCCCGGCGGTTGCGCGCCCGGCAGCATCGGCACGCCCGGCGGGAGCCGCTGCAGCACCGCCGGCGGCATCAGCGGCGGCCGGATCAACAGCAGTTGCTTCGGCGTTGTCTCGAGCGTCCAGTACTCGGCGAGGAGCTCCTGGTTGCCGGCCGCCCAGCCCGGCGGCTTGGCGCCCAGGCTCGCCGACCACGACAGATCCTCGGTCGAGGACGCCGCGGCCGAGCGCGGCCGCTTCGGCAGGTAGATGTCGCGCTGCTTGGCGATCTCCTGCCGCGAGCCCCACTCGAACACGAAGGCGTATTGCATGTCGCTCGCGTCGGGCTCTTTCGCGTCGTAGTCGAGCAGCACCTTGTCCGGATCGGGAATCGCCTCGATCCAGATCTCCTGGTTGGGTGAGCGCGGCGAGGCGTACTTGGTCGTCACGCGACAGTAGCCGTAGGACCGTTGTATCGCGTTTTCCGCCGCGGTCAGATACGCGACTTCGCCATGCGAGCGGTACTCGACTTCGCGCGCCTTGTTCTGATACCAGCGGGCGCCGTCATCGTTGGCGCCGTTGCCGACCGGCGAGAACCGCATGCCGCGCGGGTTGGCGCGCAGCGCGTTGATGACGTGGTTGAAGTACTGGCCCATTTCTTCCGGCGCAATCGTGGGGCGGCTGCCGCGGAGCTGGCGGTCCTTCTCGTCCCACGGATCGCCGCCGACGAAGCGCATATCGGTTTCGGCTTCCTGGCGGATCTCGGCCCAGTTGTTCTCGCAATACTCTTTGCGCTCGAGCAATTCGCGCAGGATCTCGTCAGGCATGGCGGCCTCCCCGATAGCGGGGCCGCGCCAGGCGTGGCGGCGGCGTCGCCCGGAACAGGCCGAGCGCCTCCCCCACGGACGGCGCCGGGACGCGGGGGGGGTCTGGAGCGGGCGGCGCTGCGGCGGGCGGGGCCGTGGGCAGCGGCTCGCGACGCCGCGCGAGACCCTTCGCCGACGTGAGCGGTTTGGGCATGCGCCGGAGTATACACCTCGGCAGCTAGTCTTCTGTGTGTGTCTGGCCGACTGCTAGAAGGGGCCGAGAAGGCCCTTGGCGCCCTCGTGGCGCGACGATCGACAGGTGGGGCGTAGGGTACCGCCGTCCTCAGGATGCCTTGCGCTGGCGCGCGCGCGCAGATCGGACGCGCGCTGCGGCCCGACTGGCCTTCATCGCGCGTGCTTTCCGTTCAGCGGCCGTCAGCGACTGGCTCGCGATCCGCCCGCCACGCGCGCCGTGGTGACGAAAGAAGGCCAACGCGTCAGCGGATAGTTTCGGCATGGCCCACCACCGTCGTTCTCTCGCCGGTCATCAACCAATCGGGGCAAATGTCATAGCCGTTCGGCCAGACGGCCGTTTCTGACTCGGGGTCGAGCCGCACCTGGGCGAAATAGGCCGGATCGCGCAGGGGCGCATTCATGGGGCCGACGACGGTGAAGGCGTCCGTCATGTCGTACTCGACGATGCGGCCGTCAGAAAGGACCGCCCCCAATCGATACCCAGGGAGGGCCTTGACGCTCTGAATTCGTACGCGCATGCAGACCTCCGGTTTACGTTAAGGGCGCGATCGGGAGCAGGGGTTGTTGCTGCCGGGCGCGCATCCAATTCGCCAGCAATTCATCCTGGTGCTGCGCCGCCCATTCCACGACGAAGCCACGCACGCGGGGCGGCAGGTTCCCCTCCAGCAGCACCAAGGTCTCCACGGCGAACGAGGCCGTGTCACTCCCGTAGATGGCGTGAAAGTGGGGGACGCCGTGCTCATCGAAATACATACGAATCACGATCCCGAAGAACCGGCTGATCACGGGCACATCCAGAGAGTACCACCTAAGGGGGTATGGTGTCAACCATAGTCTACCCCCACGCGCTGACCGGCCGCGCCGCGCGCCGCTCCACCGCCGCCGGCACCGGCACCGCCACCGCCTGCGCAAACGTCAGGCAGAACGCATCGGCATCGTCCGGACTCGCCTCGCCCCGCGCCGCAAGGCTCTCTTTCGACTCAATCACCAGCCGCGAGCGCCGGTTCAGGTGATACCCCGGTAGCGACAACTGCTCGCAGAGCCGGTCGTCGTCCGGCAACGTCCCGAGCAGCAGCCACTCCTTCGCCTTGCTCCACATGTAGGCGCGCATGTTCTCCTGGTGCGAGTCGGGCGAGGCGCCGCCGAAGGTGACTTCGTAGACGTTCGTGAACCCGAGCGCCTGCAGCCGCGCGACAATCGGCGCCCCAAAGGCGCTATCCACAAACATCGCGGCCAGTTGATGCCCCGGCCGCCGGTCACTCAGGAGCTCGGCGCAGAGGCCAATGCGCTGCGAGCGGTCGGCGTCGGCTTCGCCGGGAATGCGGATCGCGGGCCGCGGGTCGCCGTCGAGCCCCCGCCGAAACCGGATCACGTTCCACGCACTGCCGCCGCCGGAGACGTCGAAGCCGGCGACGAGTGGTTCCGACGCATCGGCCTTGAACGAGCGCCGCCGCGCCGCGTCGACCCGCGCCTGATCGATGTACTGGAGCTCGGACGCCCGCGGCGGCAGGCCGAGCACGCGCACGCGCCAGGTGTCGGAGTCTTCGCCGTAGTCCGCGAGCAGTTGCTCGAGCAGCGCCTTGTTCGTGAAGCGCGACTGTCGCGAATCGATGCGCCGATGGTTCCAGCGGCCGGACGCATCGCCCTGGCACACCCGGTAGAAATACCCGGTGTTGCGCACCAGCTGGCCCCAGGCAAAAAACATCGGTTCGCCGTCGGTGAGCCCGCCGGGATCAGCGGTTTGCCAGATGCGGTCGTCGACTTCGGACGCCTCATCGAACAGGTACCACGACGTCGAGGTTTTCGCGTGCTGCCCGGCGAACGACTGCGCATTCTCGGGCCGGCAGGTTTGCGGGATGAGCTTCCACGACTTCGGGCGCCAGATGCTGTAGATACCCGTCGCCTGGACCGTAAACCAATGCTTCGTCAGGCACATGTTCAGCCACGAGGCAATCGCGGCCCAGGTGCGTTCTTTCAGCTGCGTCGCCGTGCCGGCCGTGACCGTGCCGATCGAATCCGGGCGCGTGCTGAGAATGAACGCGGCGAGCATGCCGCCGAGGGTGCTCTTGCCAACCCCGTGGCCGGAGCTCGCGGCCATCCGGATCGGCGCGACCGCATCGGTGCCGTTGAAGCCACGGGCGCGAATCTCGGCGCCGAGACTCTCGAGGAATTCAGTTTGGACGGCGTCGGGGCCGGGTTCGCCGGCGAGCGGCGTGCCCTCCTCGCCCCAGGGGAAGCACTGCTGGACGAAGGCGAGCGGGTCGGCGTAGCACGACGCGACGAGCTCTTGCAGCGCCTCCTCGTCAGCCGCGGTCTTCATCCCTCAGCGGCCCTTCTTAGGTTTGGGGACGTGCGCCGGCTTACCCTTCATCGAGCCGGACGCAAAGTCGTGCAGTTGCTGGTGCGTCATCGACGCCCGCACCTTGCGCGCCAGCGGGAATTGGGCGCCATGTTCGGCGGCGGCCATGAGTTTTTGGCTGTGCTTTCGAGCGGCTCGGCATGTCTACCTCCGATCACGTTCTCACTTGCCTTTGCTCCGTTGCTCGCGCAGCGCCGCGCCCCGTGCCCGCGCCTTCTGGATCTTCTCCATCAACAACGACACATGGCCCGCCACCTCGACACGATCCACCAACAAGGCAAAATGCCGCGCCAGGTCATTGAGCGCCCGCGTCTTGTCCCACAACCGCACCTCGACCACGTCCTCCTGCACCCCGTCGCCGGCCGTCAGGTTCTTCTTGGTCGTCTTGATCGACGCGAGCGACGCCGTCACCGCGGCGGGCAGATCCTTCAACGGCTTGAGCCGCCCAGCGTCGTCGAAGTAGTCGCGCACGTTACTGAAGGCGACGCGGCGATACTCCTCGAGCACCCGCACCGCGCTGAGCTCGGTCGTCGCGAGTTGCCGAGCCTTGCCTTTCGCGATCGCGGCCTCGATGTCAGGTTTTGTCAAGAGCTCGGAGGCTTGCGTCCGCGCGGTTTTCTCGCTGTAGCCGGCACGGATGGCGGCCTGCGTCGCGTTGAGGTCAACGAGATACTCCGCAACGAATCGCTGCTGCTTGTCGTTCAGCGCCATCACATCCTCGATCTCAATGCACCGGGGGATGGACGATCACCCACGGACACGCATCCTGGATATGCAACTCGACGCCGTTATCGAGCGTGATGACAAACCAGTAATCCGTGGCCGGGTCTAATTCCCACCTCGAGCCGACGACCGTGCGCCCTGCAATCACCGTCATCCGATCGTCGCCTTGATGCGGCACTCGATCGCGTTCGGACTCGACGTTTACGTGCCCCATTACCGGAATCTCGGCAGCGGCACATCGCCGAGAAACACCTGCAGCAGCCACAACACCACCGCCACGATCACGACGACGCGAATCACGACCTTGATCGACGGGTCAATCGGCAGCACCGACTCGACGAGATACAGCAGCACGCCGACGATGATCAGAATCAGAATCAGACTAATCAGCCCCATGACGTGCCCCCTCGTGCTCGAGCAGCGCCCGTTCCTCAGCGCGGTTGAGCGCCTCGATCGCTTCGTCGACGGAAATCGCCGGCCCGACGGCGTGCAGCAGGGCCTCGAGGTACGCCGCGTCCGCGTGCGGCGCATAGGTGGCCGCATGCCGCCGCACGGCCTCGCGCGCCAGCCGCAGGTTATCGAGATAGGCGACCATCACCTCTTCCGCTGGCAGGCTCATAGATGCTCTCCCTTGCGTTACGCCGACACCTCGAAGAGCGGCGCGGTCACGGAGTAGTCCGGAGCGGGCATTGCGTCCGGCAGCAGTTGCCACACCCACAGTCGGTGCTTGCGGGTATAGCCGACGTGCGAAAACCCAGCGCGGAGGTAGCAGTACCCGTAGATGCGCGCACCGCGGCGCGGCACTCCCGGCACATGACGCGGATCGACGAACGACACCATGCCGTTCGGTGGCGGCACGGGCCACACCGCGCACGTCACCGCTATCGCCGCCCGGATCAGATCCGAACTTCTTTCCGTCGACTCATTTCGAAACAGCGAGTTAATCCACGCACCCGGCCACGCATGGCGCACGTACTCCGCGAAGGGCCACGACGTGACCCACAGCGCCGATGTGTGCACAAGCACAACGTCGCGTCCCGGCGGCACGAATTACGGAGCCCCGATTGTGCGCCGGTTGTAGTGGCGGTCCGCGATCGCGGCGCCGGCCGGATCGCATCGATGGCTCAACCGCCACGAGGTCACAGCACGGCCTCATCGAACAGCGGCAAGTCCGTCGAGCGATCCAACCGCACCGCCGCCGGCGCGGCGACATGCGCCGGTTCCACCCGCACGTACACCCGCGCCGGTTCCCCGGCCGCTGCGTAGCGTTTCACGGCGAGCAGTTCGGTAATCTGTTTGTCATCGCCGTACGCGATGCCGGTGAGCGCATCCTGAATCCCGCGTACGACCTTGTCGCAGTCGGGCGTCGTGATCATCTCGGTCTGCTTCTTCGGCAGCGACTGCGGCCGCGGCAGATACATCGCGACGGTGAGCCGCACACCGCCGAGCAGCAGCGTGCGGTCGGCCGCCGCCTGCGCGGCGAGTGCCTGGCTGGCGCCGTCCTTGACCAGCTGCATCCAGCCTTTCAGGTTCTTGTTCGCATCGGTGACGATCGGGCGGCGCCAGCCCTTCGGCACAAACGCATCCTTGCTGCCGGCCGGTTCCGCAACGCCGTAGACCGTGAAGGCGAGCGCCATCATTCGCCTGCCTCAGGCGTCCCGAGCGCCTCGAGCGCCTCTCGCAACACCGGCTCGTGCTCTGGGATGATGATCTTGCCCTCACCGATGCACTCCGGACAGACGATGAGCGCACGGACCACGGCATCAGCGGGGAGCTCGGACGTCGCCGACTTGCCGCAAAAGTAGCAGTAATATCTCATCGCCGCCGCCAGTCCTTCGCGTCCGGGCAGGTTTTGAAAATGCGACGGCGTCACCGACGTGTCCACGTACTCAAGCACGCGGCCCCCAAGCGGCGAGCCCTGCGAGCGCACGGCGACAATCTCGCCATCGAACGGGATGCGCTTACCGCGCTCGGTTTCAGCCCACTCGATCGACGCGCCGCACGAGCGGCAGCGGCCTTTGCCTTTCGAGTCTTGATAAATCGCGATCTCCGGCATCGTCAGCCCTCCTCGCCTGGCTCACGCACACCGACGAGCGCGAGCGCGCGCGCCCAGCGACCACCGGCGGCCTTGTGCGCGAAGAAGCCCTCGCGCGCCGCATACCACCGCGCGAGCTCCGCGCCGTGCGCCCAGTGGCCCGCGACGACCGCCTTGTTGAGCGGCCCGCAGAACACGCGCACCTCGCGGTCATCGACATCGAACTCCGGCACGAAGCGCAGCGGCCGGTGCGTGATCTCGGCGTGCCGACAGGCGTCACAGAAGCACGACGCATCCTCGTAGCCCTGGCGCTCGGCGGCGAGATACGCGCTCGCCTCGTCGGCCGACATCCAGCGCACGTCGCTCGTGCGCGCCGCCGGCACCGGGCCAAGGAGCGCGCGCCAGGCGGCAATCGTCGGAAACGTGGTGCCGTTGTCGCGCAGGCGCCCGGCCGCCTCAAGCACCGACCGCAGCGGATAGGGCTGCAGCGCCTCGAAGTAAATCTGCTGCCGGGCCTCCGGCACCTTCCGGCCGAATGCCAACGCCAGCCGTTGCACGATCGCGCCGAAGGACTCTCGATCGTCGGGGGTCATTTGCGGTCCATCGGAAAAAACCCATGTTCTTTAAGGAGCGCGGCCTGTTCGTCCGAAAATTTCGAGCGCCGTCGGGCGACGTCCGGAGCGGGGCGGGCTTTGCCCGGCCCCGACGGAGGACGTCTCGGTGCCTTCTGAGTACGTACGACGTGCGACTCAGAGGCGCGCGCAGGAGGCGCGCGCTCTTCGTCTTCTCTTATCTTCTCTTCCCTTCTCTTCTCTTCTCTTAACCCAGAATTTCCCGGAATGTCCGGGTACTTCCCGGAATGTCCGGGAAGAATTTGACAACAGGCCGCGTCAGGTGCTAGGCCGTTCGGCGCCGGAATCCGGGGTGCCGTGCGCTTGTGCAGCCCCACCTGATGCGCGTCGAAATCCACGATCTGCACATAGCGTTTCCCCCCGGCCGCATACCACACGATCAACTGAACCGCATCGAGGATCTGCAACGCCGCCGCGAACTCCTCGAGCGACCGCGGCGAGCACGGATAGCAGACCTGCTTCACGGTGTAGACGTCGCCCTGCAGGCGCCCGTAGTCATCGGCGTGCATCACGAGGAGCGGATAGAGCGCCTGGAGGAACTCGAAGAGGTGCGGGGCGCGCGTCACTAGGCCGCCGAATTTCTGCGACGTGCTCAGTGACTTCGACAAGAACCGCCCCCGCGCCATGCTGCTACGCTCGCTTTCGTTCGCGCTCGCGTGTCTGCCGGTGTTCGAGCTCGCGCTGCCACGCCTCGCGCGCGTAGTACTTCGTGTATTCCGTGCTGCCGCATGCCGTGCAGACGTAGTCGATCTCGACACTGTCCTCCGACTCGATCGGCGGATGCGGGATGAGCGCGCCGTGATGACCGTGTTCGCAGTCGGGGCCAGTCATCAGTCGGCGTCCATGTCGAACACGGGCAATTCGCCCTCATCGCGCGCCGCTGCACGGAGGCGCATCACGAGCGCGTCCGCCTCCTGCTGGAGCGCCTTGACGCGCGCTTTCGCGGCCATCAACTCGTCCAACTTGATCATCAAGTAGCGCTCGATAGTGCCGATCTGCGCGAAGCGCCGCGCCGCGCGCTCTTGTCGCATGTTCTCGACGTTCGCCATGTCGATCACTCCTTCATTGCCGTCTTGGCCGCTTCCGCCGCTTCGCGCTGTTCCCGGCGCTTTTGTCGCCGCGCGCGATCACTCCGGATCCGACTTATTGCCAACTCGCCGATTTGGGCGAGTGTTTCCTCGCTCTGTAGTTGTGTGCCGATGAAATACCCGATAAACCCCTCCACCTCGTCATCGTCCACCGTCTGCACCATGTCCGTCACACGCTCATAGGTGCTACTCGTGAGCCGGACGCCGACGATCTCCTGCCCCTCATCCTCACGATGCCCGAACGCATCGATGTCCCATCGCTGCCGCACCGCCCAGGCCACCACTCGCTCGCGATAGAACAACCGAAACACGTCGGCCGGCAGCGCCTCGTCATCGGGAAAGTCATACGAAAAGACCGCCCACAGATCCGGCGGTGCTGGACACATCTGGACGATGCGATCGCGCCGCATGTTTACTCCTTGTGTACAGCCGCACGATCGGTGCGGTACCGCTCCATCGCGATCACGCGCCGCTGCTCGGCCTTCGCGCGCAGGGCATCGATCTCGGCTTGCGACACCTTGCCAAACTTCTGCACGGGCGGCCGGATGAGGAGCGCGGGATCGGGTTGGGGCGGGCCGTACCAGCGGCGCCACGCCGCAAGTAGTAGGCCCACCACGCCGGCCAGGTTCGTCATGCGGCCCCCTGCTGATAGCTGCGCCACTCCGGATCCGGAGCCGGCACCGCGACGCCCCACGCCTCGAGCGCCCAGGCGCGCACCTGTTCGATGTACGACCACAGATCGTCTGCATCGAGATCCGCCGTGCTGACCGTGACCGTGCCGGTGAAGACTTCGCCCGTCCTCGGCGAGACGAGCTCGACCGGCCGCCCGAGCAGCCGCTGCGTCAGGAGCGCGTGCAGCGCGTCCGGCGAGGCGCCGGTGACCGCCGCGAGCCGCGGCAACACCACGCCGCGGTAGTAGCGCATCATCCGGACGCTGCGCAGCCCGCGTTCGGTGGAGGGCTCGACGGTGAGCACCACGCCACCGTCGCGAATGGTTTTCAGATCGGCCGCCGCCGCGTCTTTGTTATCGAGGCGCACGACGCCGGCACGAATCGTGCCCGTGGCGACGACGGCAGCCGACCGTTTACTCATACGCGTTCGTCGACCTCCGCCGCCACGCCTTCCCGTGCCGAGTGCAACGTGAGGTAGAGCCGCCCGCATTGGCAAGTGTCACCGTCGCGCATCGGCTCGAGCCACACATGCCAGTACTCGTCGCACATCTTTGGCGGTTCAACCTTCAGCGTCGACAGATCCTGCTCACTCATGCGGCGGGATCCTCGCTGATCGGCGTCATCAACTGCCGCACCGCCTCGAGCTCCTGCTCGACCTCGCCCAGAAACAGCCGCAGCGTGAGTTCGTAGGCTTTCCGCTCCTGCTCCGTCATCGTCAGGCGCGTGATCTTCAACTGCAGCGCCGGCGGGAAGCGCGGGTCATAACTCACGAAGTCGCACCAGGGTGCGCCGGTGAGCCACAGATTGTGCTGACACTGCCGCAGGTACTTGAGCGGCACCTCGCCGCGGAGATAGTCCAAGTGCGTCGCGGAGTTTGGAGCCTTGATCTCCACGATGCCGCCGCCGTACACCAGCCCGTCGAGCGAACAGCCGGCCATCAGCGTGTCGTGCCGCAGGAATCCCACGCTCTGCACGAGTGCGTCGCATTCGGTTTCGTAGACGGCGCGCGCCACCGGCTCAAGCTCGATCCCCCGCTGCATCTCGCGTGTGGTGTAGCCGTCCTCCTGCGCGACGCCGGTCAGCTGCTCGAGCACCAGGCGCACGCGGAGGTTCTTGCGCACCGCCGCCTCGCCCTTCGTCTTGTTCGTCGCCAACATGTCGGCCGCGCAGGAGCCGGTGACGCGGCCCAACCGGGCCGCGAACCACTCCGGGCTGCGCTGCGGGTGCGTCAAGAACGTGGCGGTCATGCCGGCTCACTCGCGGCAATCTCGGCGTCGATCGCGGTGTTCTCGGCGGCATCAGCCTGCGCCGCGCGCGCCTTGAGCGCCTCCCACGCCTCGAGCTCCGTCGCGCGCAGATACTGCTTCTGCGCCGTCGTGCCCAGCTTCCAGGCGTCCTGCAGCTTCTCGAGGCCGCCGCCCGCCGAGACGATCACCTTGGCCAGCCAGCGGTCGTAGCCTTCGGGTTTCTCCGGCGCTTGCTCGACGGGCTTGGCGGCGTCGATCACCGGCGCGTCGATCGCGCGCTGGCCGTCGATCTCTTCCTCCGCATAGAGGCCGCCGAGCTCGTCGGGGAACGCCTCGCGCAGCGCCGCGGCTTCGGCGCACTTCGTCAGCATCTGGATCGGCGCCTTCGCCCATCGCTGGTTAGCCTGGCCGTCGCGTTTCGTGGCGACTACTTCCTTGAACCAGACGCACACGGGAAACTCGGCGCGCTGAGTGATGGCCGGGTTCCAGCGATAGACGGTGAACTCGCAGTACGTCGGGGCCATGACGCCGGCGTGCTTCTCCTCCGGGCCGTACACGGCTTTCGCGTGCCCGAGATACTGCCCCGTGCGATGCGCCGTCGTGCGGAGCTCGTAGATGCCGGGCAGCACCACGTCGCGCCATTCGTACGTATTCCCGACCTTCACCTCCATCGGCACGATGTGGCAGGGTCTTTTGAGCGGATCGAGTTTGCGCGCGGCGCAGTAATCGAGCACCATCAGCACCGATTCCGGCTTGGCGGCCGGATAGAGCGAGGTCGTCAGCGTGCGCCATTGCGCCTCGGAGACGCCGCGACGCGCGACGGCGTCGGGGAGAGGGGTTGTCGTTTTTACCAGAGCGGGAGCAGTTGCCATCGGCATGTCGATCACGTCTTCCGTCATAGAGGCATCCTGACGCGGCGTCGGCCGCATGCCGGGTTACTCGTCGCCGAAGACATCCGAAGCCGTGCGCTCACAGTCGGCACGGCACGCCGGGCAGGTCGGCGGGTCGCCGGCGGCAATCTGGGCGTACGCCACCCAGGTTTCGCAGGGAATCGCGAACGACAGGCCCCGTTTGTTGATCCGATCCCACTCCACGAAATGCGTCAGGGCGGGGGCGGCGGTCGTCACGACTGATGTTGTCTTGTTCATGACGACAAGTATAGCCATGTATGGCTATTCTGTCAAGTCTACTCATGCGCGCCGCCGAGTGAACGATGGCCGGCGCACCTCCGCGCTCTCCGTCCACTCGCCCCGCAAATACCGATCGACCGGCTCCGCTTTGTAGCGGGCGTGCTTGCCCAGCCGCGGCCGAATCTCGTGCAGAAACGGCAATTTGCCCTGCGCTTTGAGATTCAAGAACGTGCTGGCTTTCATTTTGAGGAGGTCGCAGACCTCCGCGGCCAAGTAGAAATGCGGGCCGCTCACGACGGCGCCTCGTCCGACCGGCCGAACTCGATCGTCGTCGGCTTGACGCCGAGCGCGTCGGCAAGCGCCTGCACCGTCGCGAGCGTGGGGTTGGCATCGGCCCGAATCTCGAGCCGCGAAATACTGTTTTGCGCCACCTTGCTGATCTTGGCGAGCTCGGCCTGCGTCAGCTTGCGGCGGCGGCGAAGGGCGCGTAAATGCATGAGCCGGAGCCTACACGCACACGACTAGCTTGTCAACATATAAGGCTAGCCTTGTGTTTTCCCGTCAGGTCACCCCTACCGCTCGCGTATCTGTGTGTTTTTGCACACTTTGGGCATGCTCATCCATTGTTTACGCTTGCGCCACATGGTCGAGGTGGGTATAACCCTTACGGGGCGTTATCCGACAAGTGCTAGCCATGTATAGCTATTCTGTATTAGAGTGCTGGCATGCAGGATGGCCTCCTCGACTGGACAGACGTTCGGGCGCACTTCGAACACGTCATGTATTCGGAGCTCGCCTTGACGCAAACAGAAGTGGCAACCCGCGGCGGTATTCCGCAAGAGTACGTGTCGCGCGTGTTGTTGAATCATAAAGACGGTCCGAAGGCGCAAACACTAATTCGGGCACTGCAGGGACTCGGCATCCCGCTCGCCCAATTTTTTGCGGAGTTAGATGCGGCGGCGGCGGCTTCGCGAGCGCAGTCGGCATCGGTTCCCGCGCCTTCGGCTCCAGTACCACGCGACGAGGAGCCTGCGACCAATGCCGAAGTGTCCCCTGTTGCCGTTTCAGCGCCCTCCGAAGGCACCTCCTTCGCCACCAGTGCCATCGCCGCCCTGGTTGCCAAGTTCAGCGAGAGCCTCCAAGCGATCGTTGCCCTTGAGGAGCAGCGTCGTACTGAACGAGGCAACGGCGCTCGCGCGATGTCTCCAGAGGTATCCGAGCCCAGAGTTCGAGCAGGACGTCGGCGCTAACCTACGACAACTACGTCTGAGCTATGAGGCGGTGCTAGAGCGGTGCGGGTTCGCCCCCCTCCCGACACCGACGCCCCTCGCCCCTGCGCGTCGCCGCCGGCGCCATCGATCGGCGATCGTGCTGCAGATTGGCCGGGACTATTTCTCGCGGCAGGATCTCGCCGCCGTCGAGTGTCACGCCTTCAAGGCCGCCGCCATCCTCTCCGCTGTGATCAGGCGCGAGTTCCACGTCCGAGATACACGGGAACTGTTCGAGCACTTCAGCCCGTCGGCGTTCGCTCTCCCTAGGCTCGGAGTCGCGAGTTTGGGCGTCCTCGGCGCGGCGTTTCGAATCCGCGGACTCGGCTCGCTGGAAGATTGGGCCCGCGCGTGGGGATACGCGCAGGAACGTCGGCGCTCGGGCCCCTAACCAAGGACGACCACGCCATGACCAAGCAAGAGCGAGAAATCATCCGGCTGATGTACGAACTGCGCGTCGAAGAAGGCCGCTATCAAACGCGACTGCTCGAATCCCTCCGCGATGCCATCGAAAGCACGCAGAAGATGCAAGCGGCGCAAAACCGGATGCTCGAGGCGATCGCCGAGCTCCTCAAGTTGCAGGACGATCGCGACGACTAACCACGCACCCACACGGAGACCCCATGACCGAGACCGACACGATCCAGAAGACACCCACGTCCGCCGACGATACCGGCCGCGCGCGCTGATATGGCGACCATCCGCCTCCCGCGCGGCCGAACGATTTACCTTGCCCGGTTCTACGACCGGCAGGGGAACCGGCACGAGGTATCCACCGAGACGTCTGACCCCCGCAAGGCGCAGAAGATCGCCGACGCGATGGAGACGGACAAGGGCCGCGGCCTCCCCGTCGGGAACGGCATCGGCAAAATCGACTTCGGGACCATCAGCACGCCCGACCGGCCCGCAAGCGGAGCCGTCGCGATCTTTGAAGCCGACTACCGCAACAACGAGCGCCGATCGCTGGCGGACCAGGTGCGCCGAATCCGACTCCATCTCGAGCCGGCCTTCGGCGACCGGCTGATGGCGGACATCACGGCCACCGAAATTGCCGCGTACGTGGATGCACGGCGCGCAGCGGGCGCCAAGCCTGGCACCGTCAATCGCGAACTCAATGTCCTCAGCCACATGTTTACACTGTGTGTCCAGCAACAGCAGCTGTTGTTTAAGCCGCACATCCCGCACCTGCGGGAGCGCAACGCGCGCGCCGGCTTTTTTGAGCGCGCCGCGTTTTTCGCGGTGTTGCGGCATATGACGGACGATGCGCTGCGCGATGTGCTGACGTTTGCCTATATCACCGGCTGGCGCATCGACAGCGAAGTCCTGACCCGCGAATGGCGACACGTCGACTGGGACACGAACGTGATCCGGCTCGACCCGAACGAAACCAAGAACGGCGAGGCCCGCGAGTTTCCCCTGTTTCCAGACCTGCGCACCCTTGTGTTGAAACGACGGGCGCTCGCCGACCGCATCGAAGCGAATGGGTTCCTGTGTAAATGGATCTTTTTTCGGACGGTGAATACCGTGCGGCGCCGCGGCAAGAAGCACGCGTATCCGCCGCAGCGGCCCAAGCCAATCAAGGACTTCAAGGACCAGTTCGATACGGCGCGCAAAGCGGCGGGACAACCCGGCCGGATTCCGCACGATCTGCGCCGCACGGCAGTGCGAAACCTCATACGGCAGTTTCACATCACGGAACGCGTCGCCATGCAACTGTGCGGGCACCTGACCCGGACGGTGTTCGACCGCTACAACATCGTCAGTGATACGGATCTGCGCGAGGCCGCCGCGAAAATGACCGGGGCGTTCGACTGGGCGACGACGGGGGGCGGAACAGGGGGCGCAAACGGCGATTCTTACGACTCCACAACGCACGAGCCGCAAAACATTCGCAAATTCGGGCGGTCGTGAGCGGGTTTTCGATTTTTCGGGGTATGTGTGATACCGGGCGCGTTGTGGCAGATCCGCCCAAAATCAGCGAATTTGCTGAGCAAATCAGCAGAGTCCTGATTTTAGGCGACTTTCCGTAACTCTCAATCTAGCCCACAAACTGCTAGTATTTTTGATGGCTCTGAATTGCGACGGGGGGCGCTACGGGGGGCGCAACCGATCACGCATCGATACGACACATACAAAACTTATGGCTGACACACCCATCGGTCCGCGCTGCTACACCGCCGCCCAAATCTGCGAATTCCTCCAGATGCCGATCAGCACCTTCCGCAACCTGAAAACCCAGGGCAAGCTGCCGTTTCTCGAGGAGCTCCGACCACGGCTCGGCATGCACGCGCGCTACCGGGCGGATCTCGTGGATGCGTACCTGCGGGGCGAATGGCGAGGCCCGACGTTTGTCGCCCCTCGCCGCTTCTTCGGTCGAGGCAAGGACGCGAAAGCCAAAAGAGGGATCGGTTAGTCGCGCCAGTCGTAGGCCGGCCGGCGGTCGTAGGCCTCGAGCGCCTGCAGGGCATGCAACGCCTGGTCGATCGCCGCCGCCACCGCCTCAAGATGCCGCGCGCGCGTCGGATGGTGCCGCTTGTCGCAGGCGTCGAGCTCGTCATCGATCGCGTTGCTCGCGTCGCACAGGTGTGAGTACGGCGTCTGTTCAGTCATCACTTCGATCCTTTCCTCGCTTGCCGGTCGGCTTTCTCCCAGCGCACGGTGACGGCATGACGGGCTTGGGCCGAGCGTTGCGCCGGCGTCAGTTTCTTGGCGCGTGCCGGCCCGCCGAGCCGCCCAAGCGCCGCGGCGGGGGCGGGCGCCGCCGCCCCCACCCCGGCCCGGGCGGTGATCTTTTACAAC